GGCACAAAAAATTATGCACAGTCTGGATCGCAGGCCATAGATTATGCATATTGGGTCTATCAGATCAATCGGGTGTTCATGCATCATCCCGATCAAAAATTCATTATAAGGAATCACAGGGATTGGCAGATGCCTCGAGAATGGCAGAAAAATAATGTAGAATTTGTTGCTTTATAAATACGTTGGTAGTATAATAAATCATACACACAGGCACAGCGGACTTTTACGTCATTCATCCCGCTTTATAAACTCTGCATGTCGTCAAACTTACTCGCTTTATGCATAGGAGGCAAGAGATGGCGAAATATCTTTCAACGAAAACCTACGGCAACGACAGAGGTCTGTCCTGCTGCTTTAGACAATGGCGTGCCACACACAGCCATTGCTCATTACTACACGGATACTCAATTGGAATAAGATTGATTTTTGAATGTGATACTCTGGACGAAAAGAATTGGGGCATGGACTTTGGTGGCCTCAAAGACTTTAAAGCCTGGGCCGATCACATGTTTGATCACACTACTGTGATCGCTGAAGATGATCCTTTACTAGATCGTTTCAAAGAGATGAGTGGATGGAGTTCGGATCCACAACACGATGGTAACGCAGATCGTGTACAGATAGAACCATATCGCAGATCTGGTGTTTGTGATCTACGTGTTGTTCCGGGAGTAGGCTGCGAAATGTTTGCTAAATTGTGCTATGACAAGATGGATTGGTTGTTGAAGAACGGGAACCATCGTTATCCGCTGAATCCAACAGTACGCATCAGATCTGTAGAAGTGTTTGAACACGCAGGCAATTCTGCCACATACGAAGGCGATGTTCCTATTTTACGTGAGTGTTGAATGAACAGTTTTGAACGCATATGGGCTCGGGCGACCGGCCACCTAATGGGACACACAGACGAAGATCGTCCGGATGTTCCCATATTGTCTATACGCGAAGCAAGGATAGCATTGTTCTTAAAAACTTTTTGGGTCATCATCCATGTGATAACCTGCCTGTTTATTATTGCCAACGTGATTAGGCATTGGTAAATAGTTTTATGCGTACATTTGCCATAAACAGGATCGTTGCCAGCAACGAAAATAAAATATTTCTAATCGCTGGTCCTTGCCAGATAGAAAGCCAAACACATGCAGAACAGACCGCTGGTGTCATAAAAGAAATCTGCGATGATCTAGACATTGATTTAGTCTATAAAAGCAGCTTTGATAAAGCCAATAGATCCAGCCTAGGTACCCAACGCGGTATCGGCATAGACGATGGTCTAAAAATCCTTAACAGCGTCAAACATTCGTTGGGCATACCCGTGCTCACTGACATACACGAAAGCTATCAGGCTCAGATCGTAGCTGATGCAGGCATTGATGTCATACAGATTCCTGCCTTCCTTTGCAGACAGACTGATCTGTTATTGGCAGCGGGTGCTACTGGTTGTGCTATCAATGTGAAAAAAGGACAGTTTCTCGCTCCACAGGACATGCGAAATGTGGCTGACAAGATCGCATCAACCGGCAATGAACGCATCATGTTATGCGAAAGGGGATACACTCATGGATATAATAATCTTGTTGTGGATATGCGTAGCCTACCCATTATGGCTGGCACCGGCTATCCAGTGGTCTTTGATGCCACTCATAGTGTTCAACAGCCTGGAGGCCTGGGCCAACGATCAGGTGGAGATAGGACCATGGTCCCGTACTTGGCGAGAGCTGCTGTAGCCACGGGCTGTCTAGCAGGTGTATTTGTAGAAACACATGAAGATCCTGATAATGCTCCGTCAGATGGACCTAACATGATTCCATTGAATCAGTTAAAACAGCTATTAGAAGACTTGGTTGCCATAGATGGAATTGTCAAAACAAGAACGTAAAAGGATTAAACGAGAGGCCAAAGCCGCCAAAGCCGCACAGCAATATGCAGCCATAGTGGCCAATCTCGATCCAAATACCAAGATCACTATCCTGTGTGTGAGGTTTGGTAATAAGTACGGTCGTGAATACGTAGAAAGACTACGCAACATGATAGCAAGGCATATCACTGTGCCTTATGAACTGGTGTGTCTCACTGATGATCAACATCCTATACAAGGTGTTCGCAGCATCGTCCAGCCTAATGCCAACTATCCTCGAGGTTGGTGGCACAAGGTACATATGTTTGATCCCAATCTACCCTTGAAAGGCCGAATATTATATTTTGATTTAGATGTGGTCATCCATGCCAACATAGATAAACTCACAGTATATTGTCCCGGACAATTCATAGGCATACATGATTTCAACAGAAAATTCTATGCTTCGTGGCGATATCTCAACAGCTCTGTGATGGCCTGGGAACACGGCACTCAGAGCCATATCTGGACGCAGTTCCAAACCAATCCCAGAGATGCACAGCGATTGCAGGGAGACCAGGATTGGATTTGGAAATTATGCCAAGGTTCGATAAAATTTTGGCCCAAAGAATGGATCATGAGTTACAAATGGGAAATCCGAAATCGCAGTGAACTCACCATGAACAACGGCAAACGCACATTCGCCACGGTTCGCAACGATGTGATTCCCGATCCAGAATGCTCAGTGGCGGTGTTCCACGGTGATCCAAATCCCTGTGCGGTACAGGATAAGTTTGTTGTTGACAACTGGCGGTGATGATGTTATACTTGTAGTATGACATTTACTACACATCACAGTCAGATCCGCACAATCAAGCAAGACGATGCTCGTTTTCGTATTGTTGATAAGTTCATCACTGCTCCTAGAGCGGGATTTGAGATAAGCGAAAAGTGTCCGGCTGAATATCAAAAAATTTTGTATGAGTGTTGGGGTAATGGTTGGATAAAACCTGTGGCATATATGACAGAACGTGAACTTCTTATTTCAGGATTATCCAATGACTAATCGTATAGGCTTTGCCTGCAAATGGATCAATGATCCTTCCGAAGTTAACGGCATGAAAATTAACGCTCGAGACCGTGAGCTTAATACAGGGTCGACTACAGTGGCATGGCTTAATCGTCAAGAACCTAAAGTAGCAGAACAAAAGCTATGGGATTTAATGATTAAAAATATTGAATCAATTCACAAACTAGTAGAAAGAGTAGGTACATTAGATGACGAACTTCGTATGGTACGCCTTGGTAGTGATATTCTTCCCGTCTATACTCAGCATGATTGGAGCTGGTTTTGGCGTCAAGCTGATGTACGTAGTTACGCCGAAAAACATTTTGCTGAAGTGGGCAGTTTGGCTAGAAGTCATAACGTTCGTGTTAGTTTTCATCCTGGGCAGTTTACTGTTTTGGCATCTGACAGCCCTGATATTGTTCAACGTTCTATAGAGGAGTTTGAATATCATGTGGACATGGCTCGATGGATGGGATATGGTAAAACGTTTCAAGACTTTAAAATTAATGTGCATATCGCAGGCAGACAAGGCCCAGCAGGTATCCGTAGTGCTTTGGCACGGATGACTCCCGAGGCCCGAAACTGTCTTACCATCGAAAACGACGAAATGACCTGGGGCATTGAACACAGCCTTGAACTGGTCAAAGACTGTGCCCTGGTCTTAGACATACATCATCATTGGATTAAAACTGGAGAATATATTGAAAGCACTGACGATCGTGTTAAAAGGATTCGTGATAGTTGGCGTGGTGTGCGTCCTGTCATACATTATAGTGTTTCACGGGAAGACTGCCTTGTTGAGCATCCCGGACACATCCGCCCCGATCTTTCGACCCTCTTAGAGCAGGGCTACAAGAAAGCCAAGCTGAGAGCACACAGTGAATTCTATTGGAACACTGCTGTGAATGTGTGGGCGTTGACCTTCAGAGATCATTTTGACATCATGTGCGAAAGCAAGGCCAAGAACTTAGCCTCTTTTGCACTATACGAACAGGCCAAAAAGATTACTTCTGTGCCTGTGGCTTACGACCGCGACCTGTTGCTTTCTTAACAGCAGTTTTAGTTTTTGTAGCTGCCTTCTTCACCGCTGTTTTAGTCTGTTCCACGACCACAGCAGCGTCAGCAGAATCTACCACTCCGTCTTTGTTTACGTCAGCAACGGCTTTGACACCCTCTACCGCATTCTGAACAGCGGTCTTTGCATCATCAACGTTGACCTTACCGTCATTGTTTAGATCAAGACTCTTGGAACTTCTGTTAAAATACACGAGAGCCCCGATAACCGCTGCCACCGCAATCACTAATAAGATTTCCATTTTGAATTCTCCTTGGAGTTGTATTTAGTACCTGCCCACGGGCAGGGTAGTGCTAGCGGGCATATCCCAGATCTGTTTCTGTTCTACTCCTATTCTCTGGGCAAATCTTTTAGCATCACAGTCAGCACAGCAGTGGAAATAGTTGTTGCTGAGACGTTTCCTATCTATGTGCTTGAGATCTCGAGCAAATTCCCGATCACAGCTGTCGCATCTCAGAATCACTGCGGTTTTGTTTCTCACGTATTCGTGCTGATGCCCCAGTTTACTGAGTCTAACATAATGATTTTGTTGGGTTTCTGTTTTGATAAACATCTAGTATTTACATTAGGCTTATAAAACTTTGGGCTAAATACACTCAGCAACTGCTAATCCTAGGAAAAACTATGGCAAGAAAGACAATTGATATTGGTGCTATCGGCAATGACGGCACTGGTGATAGCATAAGAGATTCGTTTCGCAAGGTCAACGACAACTTTCGTGAACTATACAGTTCGCTGGGACTAGGTGAAAATCTCACCTTTATTGGACTAGACGATACTCCTGCGACCTACGTGGGACAAAATGACGCCGTCACAGGGTCGACACCGTTGGTCACGGTCAACAACACTGAATCTGGATTGGCCTTTAAGAGATTGGTTCCGGGTGCGGGCGTAAGCATAGACTTTACCACTAATCCCAATGAAATCACCATCAACAGTGAATTCTCAGAAATCGTAGCTGATCCTTCGCCACAGCTGGGCGGTGATCTATCCATGAGGTCAGGTGGCGAACAATTTAGGATCGTCGATGCTGGTACTACAATTACCCCACTAAGTCCGATCTTCAAACATGAATTGGTCAACAAAGCCTATGCAGATTCCAAGCTAGCCAGAGCAGGTGTGGATGCAGTAAATCCGGAAACAGGACTAGTAGACGGATCGTTCGGCACCATGAGTGGCCCGCTGATCCTGTCACGCAGTCCTGAACCCGATGACGACGAATTGTATGGCGGCTTGATTGCAGCCACTAAACAATACGTTGATTCATCTGCGTTTGGCAGCTCAGTTAATCTCTATGTAGCACTATCTGGTGCTGATGACAGACCAGGGGTGTCTAAACAGTTACAGGGTCGTGCTTTGGCCTATGCCTATCGGACTCTGGAAGCTGCACTGAAACGAGCAGAAGAATTAGTGCTGGAAGGTCCTGCAGAAATCGGACCTTACAAAAAGACTCTGACATTCAACGATGGCGCGGGCACCTGTACTCTAGACGGTATTGGAGTAGCGCCTGGTTCAGGTTCAGGGTTTATCGGTGTGTTGAGAATGAGCGTAGACACAGCGACTCTTAACGGTGTTGGCACAAACTATTATCCTGGTGATATACTATCCATCAGCGGCGGTACAGGTACTGGTACAGCTACCATTGAGGTGCTGACCACATTGACCACTCCTGGCGCTATCAATACATTTAGAATCATATCCACAGGCGTTTATACTGTGCTGCCTGGAGCCACAGCAGTGGCCACTACTATCTCGACCTCAGCAGCACCTCTGGGAATTGGCGCAATTGGCGCAGGTGCCACATTCGATCTTGCTTATAAAGTGGCTTCTGTGACC